GGCCTCGATAAAATCAATCGTCTCGATGCCGCCCGTCGTGTAATGCGGTGGGCTGTTAACAAGATCAACATTAGAGTTACCGAACTCGAAATCCCTAGAACCCTGCATCCGTGTCTTGTAGCGTGGTGTAGTATCTACTGATGAGGATGGGATTAACCTCGGATTCACTGGCACTACATACTTCGCCAACGGTGAACCCGCTGCGCTCAAGTCAACCACGTCTTTACTCCGCATGGTCTTTCGCACGTAATACACATTAGCGATGTTGACCCCCAAGGCCGCCGCTACATCTTTCGGCTTGGCTGCTGGATGTTTTTTGTAATAGGTGCGGATGCGTCGTGCATCAGTTCTCTTAGCCATCTTAGTTTCCCTCTCGGTTGTGTTTAAATAAATAGTCATCGCGGTACTCGGTTGGTGGTGTCCATCCGTGCTTACGCCAGACTGCTTGCACATTCGCCCCCGGCTTCCACTTGAAGTCATCTATCAGACGACTATGCTTTGGCTGCGCGCGAAAGATACCCACTTCGGGCATGACCATGTAGTCATCCCCCACGACTGTGAATTTCATGGTTTATTAACTCCTCTAGTTGTGAGACGTTAGTCTCGTTAATCAAAAGAGCAATGCCACCGCACTTGCGGATGTCCTCTAAGTTTTTTAGCTGAAGCGCAGTCGGCTTGCCACCATTAGCTTTGTACTCAATGGCAACAAACCAGCCGCGATAGCAACCAATGTCATCAGGCACACCACTCCTGCCATACCCACCAGAGAACGCGGGAAAGAAATACATCCCCATCTTGGTAAGTATGGCTCGGCCTTGCTTCTTTACTTTAGCTTCCGGTGTCACCCTTCAAACTCTCCAGTTCATCTTCCGTCAGAATGACCATCATGTAATGCTTAGACAACTGCCAACCGACAGTCTCAAACCCTTGCGCGGGTATGATTGAATACAACATCAGTAGAAACGATGGGTTGTCCTCCTCTATGTTATCGATCAACAGTTCAGGTTTCGCCGATGCTTTGATCATCGACAGCTTCAATGCGATGAAGTCAGGCAACGTGTCTGCTGTGAACCTTCGTCTGAAGTTATCTCCAACGAACACGGTGTGTACATCCCCGTCCTGATGAATAGGAACGCGGTAATACCTATGACTTTCATCCTCCACGTTAGCTTCAAGCGGCCCTAGATTCATCATACAAAGAATATCCACTGAGGTCTGCTTGGGTAGTTGTCATGCCGCCACCCATCCGTATCCACCTTGACGATACCGAGTTCCTCCTCATACTTTTCGACGCCCTCTGGGAAGAAACCTTCTTCACCCACGAATGACGTATTGCTGTCGGTCTGCTGCAACTTGACCTTGAACATAGCCATCAGTGGAGCAATGTCTGTATCATCCATGAACGTGCGAACGCGCTTACACTCAACCTCGTCAACGCGCACCGTATCAAGATGAAAATTCTCATTTACTTCGACAGACAATTTCATTGCGCCCTTCAAGAATGTGTTAGTGTCGTCATACGAGATGAACTTGATCGGCTTATCAAACTTCTCTTTAACCGTATTTAGTTTAGCCTGTCTAGTTTTATCAACCTCATCGTAGGTGTCAAGTGCTTTCTTGAATTTTTCCATTGAACTTATTGGAAGGTTCTTCAAGTCTTGATAGCCAAAAACTACTTTGAGTATGTCGTGCAATTCGGAGCCATCTACCAGCGTGTGCTTGCTTACATAGTCGTACTCCTTAATGACATTCTTGACCACCTCGCGTGTATGCCCAAGATAGTTCATCACCTCAGCCGTATTCTCAGGTAACAGACGATTCTTTTCTATGCTACGCATCATCGATGTTACCTTCGTAGCCATGTACGTCATCTTGTCCTCGCGAGTGCGCCCACGATCTTTGGGTCTGATCCCTGTGCGGAAAGTGTATTGCCCCTCACGGTTGATACCAACCGTACCCACTACTAGGCCATCGTCCCGCGCCATGTGGAACTTGCAGAACTCTTCGGATGAGTTCCAGTTAGACTCTTTCTTACCGATAACCATCAGCTTGTACTTGTGCGTCAACTCGCGCACAAGCGGATAGACCTTCGACATGATGACTGTCGACTCAGAAACCTTAGAAGCTGCAATTGGATGAACTAGCATGTTATTCCCCTTCGATAGTTAGTTTCTTACCGCTTGGCGGTACAAAGCGATTGTTGCCCTTCACAAGCCACAGCGTATCGACTGTGGTATTCCATTGAATGTTATCTTCAAGATAGCCATCGGTCAGGATCACCATGCAGTCTGGTGTAAGCTTGTTCTTGATGATGTACTCCGATACACAGGAGACCTGCGTACCCCCGCCGCCTTGTGGTTTAAGCAAGTTGCGGATGTTGTCGTAGTCATCAGTGAACACCTGCTCACCATGTACATGGGTATCCCACCACAGCACTCTCACCTTCTCTGGCCTACACGTCTCACACGCCGCAGCAATCTGTGTTGCCACAGCCGCAAGGTCTTCACTTCCGATTGAGCCAGAAGTATCAACAGCGAAGACGACCTCTGTAATAGTCTCCGATTCAACGCTAGGAGCCAAAATATCGTTGGCAAGTAGCGAACGGTTGAACTTGCGCCACGTCAACTCATCAGCACCACGCACCGATGTCTTGATATAGTCCTGCAACTCCTTGCGCCAATCTACAGGCGAAACCAGAGACTGTTCTATCTCACGCGGAACCTTAGTGCCGAGTCTCCCCGCCAACATGCCACCCTCGCGCAACGCTCGGTTGACATGCTCTTCCAACTCTTTCAACTGCTCAGGCGTTTTACCCTCAGCACCCGATGCGTCATGCTCATCAGAGTCGTCGGTTGAGAATGTCTTACCGTTGACTATGACTTCACCCTTCCCTTGTCCGCTACCGTCCGGCTGTGTCCGGCTTTGTCCGGATTCGTCCGGCTGTGTCCGGCTTTGTCCGCCATCGCCGGGTCGTGGTGGGTTCTGCTTCTTGAGATCGTTGTATATCTCACGCACAGACCAGCCATCGTACTTCGCATCCCAGATGCCGCCTTCGGGTAGCTTGCATAGCTTCTTGTCAGACAGTCTGTTGATGATGTTGTTGACCACGATGTCCATCGCCACGTTAGCCAACATGGAGTTCTCCCGCATCAAGTCCTTGTGACGTGGGATGTGCATCAGTGCTACATGTAAATTCTCATGCAGAATGACAGCACGTAGTTCCTCGTCACTCAGCTTCTCCATGAACTTGGCTGAGTACTTCTTGTTGAGTCCGTCGGTGTAGGCCGTGAACGCTTCGTCTGAGACATGAGTCTCACCAGCCATCATGATGCCTGAGTACAACGCCGTCTCTGGGTGACGCATGAGTGCGATGTGATTCTTCTTCACACGCTCTTCTGGAGTTAGGTACGACATAGGTTTCCTTTCGGTAGTTAGTGTCCTAGCGGTGCTAGGACGTTGATTAGAGATACTTGTAGTTCTCGGTTGCCCACTGCTTGACCGTCTCGTTACCAGCAGCCAGCTTGGTCGTGCGCTTGTTGTCCAACAGCATCGTGAAGAACAAACTCTGCAACTCGCTCTGCTTCATGCGCTGTACGAACTGCATGAACTTCGACAGATCATCCTGCGTCTGAATGTCATCAACAGCATTGATCATCACCATGCACAACGCTGCAACGTCCTCTGGAACAGTAACACCCATTGGGTCAGCGATAATGTCCTTCGTCGGCATGACCTGAGCCTCCATGTCAATAAAGACAGACATAAGCTTTGCGCCTGACGCGCCAATCGTGCCAGCCAACGCAACATCAGCCGCCGCTTTGCCCCATGCGTTACGATTCTTGACGATGCGATTGCACTTCGCCAATGAACGTGGCGAGATGAACGATACCGTCTGCGTAGGCTTAGTCGGGTTGAAGATGAACTCGTTGTTCTCCTGCCCACCATCCATGTAAGAGTTCAACACGCGAGGGTTCATCGCAACGAACGCACGGATTGTCGAACTGATGCCATTGTCACCAGCCCACTTGATCCAACGCCTTGCATCGGGTTTCTCCATACGCATGATGCACACACGGTTGCCCTGATGCGCTTGCATTGAATCGCCCACGCCATCGCTTGAGTTATTAGATGTTGCAAAGACCATCGACCCAACAGGCAACGGACGATCACCGACCATGCGCTCTAGTTGCAGTCGGGTAAACAACACACCCATTAGCTTGGGAACTTTGAACACCTCGTCAAGCATGATGCACTTAGGCTTTGGCGAATCCAGCTTGAACAGCGCGCCAACGTATTGCTCAAGAGACTTCTCAACGTGGTTCGGGATAGTGCCAGCGATGTCCATGAAGTCCTTCGATGGGCAGTCCACGTAGATGTAGTCGAACTTGTCCGTCTCGTAGTTATCCCCCGCACGCCGCCACTTGTCGCCATTGCTCTCAGCAATGAGTTTCAGAATTGACGTCTTGCCTACGCCGGGCTCGCTAACAATGACAGGTGTGACATGGTCATCTGTGTCTGGGGCAGTCGCAGACATTACAGGAATCATCGCAGCGAGCTGCTCGATGTTGACGGTATCGGTAAATTGAATCTTAGCCATGATTTGTTTCCTTTCGGTGCTAGGTTAATAATTAAACACGTGGTGCGAACTTCGACAGGATGTCATCCATCTCGTCTTTCACTTGCGACCGAACCGCATCGGAGTCACGCAGCGTCTCTGCATCAACGCCCCGCAACGCCAAGTCGAGTCGGGTTACTGCCTCATCCAACGCTGAGTCATTCGTCAGATTAAAGTCTTTGAAGAGACGGCAATACTCTTTGGCCTTGTCCACCGTACCCTCATAGATCTTGCGCTTCTTCTGCTTGGTCTCCCCATCAGTCGTTGTTGTCTCATCGTACCCGCAGCAATGTGCAATGGACTCCATGACATCGACCAGACGCTCGACCTGATCATTCAGGATACCCTGAACAATGTCTTGCGCTTGGCGACTGTAATGCTTGTTCAAATCTTCAGCCAAGTCAGACGCTATCGCACACCGGTAGTCGCCCACCGGAACCTCGCTTGTGTACAGCGTCACGCCAAACTTGTTGCGTACCTGATCGACTGTCGGGTAGTCATCGCGGTTGAACATATCGCCCTGTGCGAACGCCATGTTCGATACGATAGTGCCGTAGTTGTTGCAGAAGTTGTCTAGAAGACGCCCGAACTCGACCTCATGGGCTTGGAACTCCTGCATGAACTTGGGCAACGCTACGTAAGGCAGATAGTCCTGACCCTTGTTCCACGGGTAAGTTACGCGCTGTATCCAGTTGTAGATCGTCTGGCGATAGTTCAGCAACGCCTTGTGGTCTGGGTTGTTCGCAAGTAAGTTCTTGACGAACCTGCCTGCATTTGTGTCGGCCTTCTTTGCGATAGTAACCTCATTGCTGATGGCTCGGTCTTGCTTGGTCGCAGACCAGACGTTTACGTCAACCGATACCAGCAGACCCGATGTCGCAAGCGACGTGATGTGTTGAGGCTTGTTGAGTTCCATGTTTAGTGTCCTTTCGGTGCTAGGATGTTAATTAAGTCGTTTATCAAACTGCTCTACTACCCTATTAGTATAACACAAGTTGACATATACCACAAGGGGTTTACTCAAGTATTTAATATGACCCTCCATAATGGTTTAAACCCATGAAACAAAAGCGAGTGAGCTAGGTATCCACCAAGCAATACCAGCGCAGCCGCGCCGCTAACTATCCCCGCAAGAAACCAGTCACCCATGCTGTTTAGTCCTGTCCACAGCTTTGAAGCGCGTGTCGCCCTCTTCATCGAAGACTGCGTATCCGTTGATAGTTGTACGGATGACCCACTTCCTGTGCGCCAGTTGGTCGAGCATGTAGCACATGGCCTGTACCTTTCGGCTATGTTTCTTCTTAGCCATGTACTGAACTACTACCACACAGCCAAGCACTATCGTTGCTATCTCGTAAAAGTCACTCATTTGATCCTCCATGTACATCTGTGTCACCGTGGAACGCCACGCTATCGTCGCTCTCGGCTATCTGAAACGCAGTCAGGTTGGCTATCTGCACCAGCTTTTCCTCCACCTGCTCGTCGGTTAGCCACCCCACCACGTCACCCTCTGGGCAGACATCTCTAGGGTAGATAAGGTGATAGCCATCACCCTCGCTCTCAAACCAGATAACGCCTAGTTCCCACAGACCCTCGTCGCCTCCGTAGGTATATTCTCCACGGACAACAGACGCACCAGCCCCGTTGGGGAAGCGGTAAAGTTTCTGCACAGACGTGGGTTCTACCTTAATCACCACGTCATATGGTCTTATATCCATCCCATCCTCCCTTTGGTTTTTACTATCAACGCCAGCCAGAATTCTCTTGCCTGACGGTCGTGGTCTGCTCCCTTGAGGATGCGTTTGGCATCACGTATTACTCTTTTATAGCGTTTCACTTCAGCCCTCCCTAAATCACAAGATAGAAAAACACCCGACCCACTCCTTGTAGTCATGCTGCTCCACAAGCCGCAACGCTTCGGGCTTACCGTTGAACAGACGGATCACGCAGATCGTCCCTCGCTCAAAGTTCTTCCAGTTCATATCACTTCGTGGAATCATTTCACCAGCCCTCCCTTGTTATTTAGTCCCCTAAGATCTGCTAGGTCAGTAATTAGCATGTAGTTGCTCTTGTGCATGGGTGCGATAGTGCGCCGTACACTCTTTGCCGCTGACTCCCCGCATGGCATACACATCTTGTACCCGATGCGCCACCGTGCGTGGTTTACTTCCGCCCCACAAATCAAACATGGTCTTGTGTGTTCCATTTCACCCTCCCTAATCATCAATACCATCGATGCGGATGCACCGACTGAGGCTTAGTCTGCAAGCACGTACCCCTGCTGCACGTTGCTCCACATCGTCGTAGTTTTCACCCAACCGCATGAATTCAAAGCCGTACAGACTGTCGTGATGCTGATGACAGAACGTCTCCTGAAAGTCAGCAAAGAGTTTCTCCAGCCGTTGTATGTCGGTGTAACTCTCGTACCACTTCCAGTCCTCGGCTATGAAGATCACCTCGGTGTCATGGAACTCAAAGCATTGCACGTCATCCTTGTGTATGTGATGCTTTAGCCATGCAGACATGATTGCGCCCGCGCCCTTGTCCTTCGGGTCGTTGGTGTACATGATGCACGTCACGTCAGAACGGTAGCCCATCTTCCCCTCCTTTCGCAAAGAAGTTGTTCGACACAGTTGTCCCGATGTCCAAGTCCAAGTGTTTGCGATGCGCCCCAAGTCGTACTATCTCGCTGTCGTTGACCGTCATCCGTGGGTTGTACTTCACCCAGACAAACTCCAGCGCATAGCCTTCGATGGGTTCCTCGCCGTTGCCTAGCCAAGTGTTGTCATCGTCGTAGTCATCCAAGAATATCTCTCGGTAGTCTTCCACCATCTGTTGCAATCTCTGCTCATGCACACCCCCTGTCCAGAACGAATGAACGCCGATCAAGTACCCACGCGGCTCGACGATATCCACCGATGTGCCATATGGCGCGTCGTAGCACTGCTTATCCCACCACGCTTTGATCATGATGAAGTCTTTCATCGCACGGTTAGCCTGAGATCGCTTGCAGTCCTCGGTGTAGTACTTCAGGATGCGCTTGTCCACGTCGGCTGCTGACGTGTAGAAGGCAAGCTGTCCCTTAAATAACTCGCTGCTCATAGGTCACACTCCCCGCCGTAGCCGTGCATGTTTTCCCACAGGTCAAGTTCCAACTGAATCCACAGCGGCATGTTGTCGGCCTCGTCGATGGTGTCTCGGTTGCGTAGTGCCTCTGCTATGGCGTGGTGTCGTGCATGGTTGCGTAAAGACACTGCTAGGTCACCGCTGCGCGGTGGAACCCACTCAGATGAGTGCTTGGCTGGATCAAACAAGAACTCTTCCTCTGCCTCCAGAAACTCCCTCTCAGCATCGGTCAACGCTTGGCCTGTCAGGTCAGGCATGTCCTCGCGCCACTCTTGCATTTGAATCATCAGTTGTTTGATGCGTCCCATGATTAGTTCCCTTTCGTTGTTAGGATGTTAATTAAATGACGGAGAACGCTGACTCGTCACCGTCGTAGAACCACTCGGTGTAGCTGTAGATACTGCCCTCGTTGCTGTAATAGATGCCGTGCAGCGGTGTGCAGTCTGCTTCTTCGAGCCCTGCTTCTTCCAAAGACAGGAACTCGACAACGTCTTCCCATTGCATCTCATCGACTAGGTCTAGCATGGTGTACCCCTTTCGGTTAAATAGTGTCCTAGCAATGCTAGGGGGTTAATTAGCAACCCAGATTAGAGTTGCTGTACTACGCGAACGATCTACTACACTATAATTATAACATAACTTGACATATACTACAAGGGGGTTGGATACGAAAGATATCTGATCTGATGATCCTGTGTTATCATTGTGTGGTTGTTCCGATTGATCCAATTACAGGAGGATGTATGTTTCAGGCAATCCCTATCCCCGAACACCTGATCACTAAGATTAAAAAGCGTGATGTATCCCGCGAAGATTTTATGAACGCACTCACCACCATGCAGATTGGCACGATGCTGGAGATACCCGACTCGCAGTACAAGTACACAACGGTCAGGGGCAGAGTGAGTGACGCGAACAAATGGCTGCGTAGTATTGAATCAGATAAGAAACTAATTACTACTAGGCAGAATGGTTCGACTGGTACATTAGTCATGGCTGTTCCAGAAATGGGCAGCGGGAAGGGGAAATGGAACGAAAAACGGCCTGAAAACCCGCATGTTTCCGTGGGTGTGTTCTAAAAACGAGTGTTGTCAGAACAGAAAATGAGCGCGTAAGTTATTGATAAATAAGAGTGAATTTTCTATATAAACTATATATAGTTGTTCTGTTCTAGTAAAAAATAAATATGTCCGGCTTGCGACGTGTTTTTTGCACTTGCCGATGCACTTGAACGCTTCAGAAAAAATACACGCTCAAACCCCCTACCCTATGCCAAAATACCAGAACAACGGAACACACAGTGGAACATAGAGCCCGCCTAACGTTTTTGTTCTGCTTAAAAATTAAGCAGAACAAGATTTTGGAACAAAACACTACATCTAGTCTAGTTCTATCATTTACCGTTTGCTTAAATGATGCGACCGTACTTCAGCGTGATTTAAGCAAACGGTAAATAACGTCCTATCTAAGCTAGGACACTAATTAAGCGTTGGCTGTCGCGTCATTTACCGTTTGCTTAAATGATGCAGCTATGGCGTAGGAGACGCACATGGCACACGCGCGCGCTCTTAAATAACTGGTTTCAAAAAATCGAGGGCAAAAAAATACCCGCCGATCTTTCGACCGGCGGGTCTAAACACTAATCGATTATTGCTTATTCATTACTTTCCAGAAGGCCGCGACTGCTGCGCTATAACGTGCCGGATCTGCATCAGGATCGCCGAGTTTCTGCGCGATCTTGATTTTCTTTTCACCGGCTTCGAACAGATCTTCCCAATGTTTGCGGATAGTCTTATTGTCGCTGCGTTTCTTTTGCTTCGCATCTGGATTATCGATCTCATCCAGTTTCTTGTGTAGTCTCGCCTTGCTTTGCGAAACGTACGTCGATGCCATGTCGCGGATCTCAGCGACTATCTTTTTCTTGTCTGGATTATCTAATTTGCGATAGTCGTAATTCGACAGTCCAGTCGCGTAAGCGATAGTCAGTACCTCAGTACCCATTTTCGGCTTGACGGTTAACTGCGTTACATCGATGTAGTTGCCATCGACGTACCCGAATTCACGCGCCATGCCGCGCTTCGTTTCTGAGAGTTTCAGAAGATAGCCATGTGCGAGTGCCGCATCAAGCTCTTCGTTTTTCTCAGTCGGATAATTTGGATGCATCATCCGAATGTAACGCGCTACCGATTCGAGAGTATCAGTCGCGGATTCGAAGCCAGCAGCTTGCTTGTACGCTGCATCAGATACAGAAGCAAAATCGTGCGCTGCTGCTGGCTTTGGTACGTCAGTCGAAACAAAGGTTTTTTTGGTAGCCATTTGGATACCCTTTCATAAAAAACCGGAAATGACTCGGAATGAATCATTCATCCGGTAAGTGAATTCTACCTGATGCCGCTTATATGTCAAGTAAATAGCGACCTATTCGCGTGGAGGAGGCTAAATAAACGCCCGCGCCGCGCGCCCGATGTGACGCCCGCGCTCTTTAATAACTGGTTTCAAACGCTCTAGGCAATAAAAAACCCCGCCGAAGCGGGGTTGGTGTTACTCGTCGTCGCGTGATGCGGCGCGTATTGCCATCGCGATAACTTGGCTACCGCCAACTAGCATGGCTAGATACAACCACTTGCCTTCAGGCACAAGCTCTAGCAGTGCTATTGTGGTCATGACTGCGCCGAGTACAGCGGCGGCGACTGTGAAGTGTGCGTCTTTCATTGGTCTTCCCTTTCAATCCATTTGGCTCCGATCACGCTTGGATACCATTCGCAGAGCCAAGCCTCTTCGGTCATTGCCTTGCAGATCACGCGCCCGGTACTGCTAGGCTTGTGTGGTTTAACGACACTCATTACATAGTATGGTGTCCCTTTGACGTGGACTACATCACCACATTTCACCACAGCGTCGCCGCTCTCTTCGTATACTAGTCTCATAGTTGATACCCTTTCGATAATGGGGGCCGAAGCCCCCAGTTGATTACAGTGAAATCATGTAACGAGCAAGTACTAGCATTGCACCTACACCGTTGTTGCCATACATGTCCCTACCGATTAGATAGTCATCGTTGTTTATAATGAAACGAGGTGTTGACCAATATTCTGGGCCGTCATCACCATACCGTGCTATTACTGAGTCATTGCAGGTATACCAATCAAGTAAACCTCTGTCGCTATGCATCGAGCCGATGTATTTACAAGCCTCACAATCGTGAGTCCATTTAGGATGCAGAGCCTTTCCTCTTAGAATGCGTGTAGAGCGCATTGTCTTCCCTTTCTATCAAAGAACACCGGCACTAATTTCATCCGGTAATTAAATTCTACACGATACCCAGTATATGTCAAGTTATTCTGGCGCGACCCCACCGTACCCCCACCCCCCAGATTGCCGCGATGGTTCCATCGCGCCCCTATACACTAAGATACGCACCAACAACACCACCAAATCCAAATCCCTGATTCAAACCCCCATTTCAATCACCCTGATTGAAATACCTATTTCATTTATCTAACATTTCTTTCGCCTAAACAAAAAATATTTCACAAAATCTTTCTAAAAATCTATAGCCCCCACCCCTTATACTTTTCCCCATTTCAATCACCCCCATCTAACATTTTTATCGCCTAAACAAAAAATATTTCACAAAATTTTCCAAAACTCTGTTGTTAATTTAACAACCATTTACAACCGAGCAATACCTGCTATATTCCGCGTTATTTTGTTAGGCCACAGGAAGCTTAATGAATACGCTTATCCCCGACATCGAGGAAGATATTCCTCTCCCAGCCTCAGCACTTGAGGCCATGCCCGACCTCACCCCGCAAGAAGAAATCGAGATGCGGGCGCGTACTATTAAGTTAGTCGCTGATCTAAATAACAAGCCCATAGAACCCACGCCGGAGCACATGGCAACAGCCAGAGAAGTGGCAAAGCAGATGGTGCATAACCCGGCGGTTCGCCCTGAGTTCGCGAAGTACCCCAACGAAGTCATGGCATATCTGGCAGGGATGGTGGCTCAAAGCAACTGCATGATCGTTGAAGAGCTATCTGACTTGAAACTATATGTAGTTAACAAGCTAGTTGCCGAGATTGAGAACGCGAAAGATCCGAAAGCACGGATCGCAGCGTTGAAAAGTCTCGGTGAAGTGGACGGTGTTGACGCATTTAAGAAGCGTTCTGAGGTGACTCACAAGATACAGAGCTTGGAAGAGGTCGAAAAAGAACTGCTTGAGACACTAAATATGCTTGAAGATCAGGTCATCGACGTGGAAGTACGCGAGACGGGGGCAGGACTTGGCACTTGATGCACTTAGATTATCCCCCGCAGACCTAAATAAGCTGCGGGCACGGCTTCCTGCCATGCCGGAGAAGCAGAAACGGCGTACGGCAGAGCTATTAAAGAAGTACAAAGAAGAAGTCACACGTGAGATCAGTAAAGATTCGTTCCTAGACTTCGTAAAACACGTCTATCCGGGCTATAAAGTGGGCCCACACCACTACAGACTGGCAAAAATCTTCGAAGAAATCGCTTCTGGAGCTAAAAAACGGGTGATTGTGAACATCGCACCCCGCCACGGCAAGTCAGAACTCATCTCCTACCTCGCTCCTGCGTGGTTTTTGGGCAAATATCCACAAAAGAAGGTCATTATGGCCTCGCATACGGCGGATTTAGCGGTTCAGTTCGGTCGTCGGGTGCGAAATTTGGTCGGATCGGAGGCATATCGTGACATTTTTCCGCAGATTGAGCTTCAGGCGGACTCAAAAAGTGCGTCAAGATGGGGAACCAACTTCAACGGGGAGTATTTCGCTATCGGTGTTGGCGGTGCTCTTGCTGGTCGCGGTGCTGATCTATTTATTATTGACGATCCCCATTCTGAACAAGAGGCAAAACTGGGAAGACCTGAAGTGTTTCTACCCGCATGGGAATGGTTTCAGTCAGGGCCAATCCAGCGACTTATGCCGGGTGGGGCGATTATTGTAGTGATGACCCGATGGAGCAAACTTGACCTCACTGGGCAGATTATTACGCAGATGGAGCGCAGCGATGATGTGGATCGCTGGGAAGTGGTGGAGTTTCCGGCAATCGACGAGAATGACCAACCTCTCTGGCCTGAATTTTGGCCGATTGAAGAGTTGTTGGCGAAAAAGGCATCGCTAGATATACGGTACTGGAATGCGCAGTACATGCAGCAGCCGACTTCGGAAGAAGGTGCGCTGATTAAACGTGAGTGGTGGCAGATGTGGGACAAAGACGACCCACCACAGTGTGAATTCACAATCATGAGCTTGGATGCGGCACAAGAAGCCAACAACCGCTCTGACTACAACGCCTTAACAACGTGGGGCGTGTTCTATAACGAGGAAGTAAACAACTACAACATCATACTGCTTAACTCTATTAAGAAGCGTCTTGAGTACCCAGAGCTAAAGCAGCTGGTGTTGGATGAGTACCGTGAATGGGAACCCGACTCATTCATCGTGGAGAAAAAATCTTCTGGTTCCGTGTTGTATCAGGAGATGAGGCGCATGGGTGTGCCGATACAAGAGTTCACACCGGGCAAGGGTCAAGACAAGATATCCCGCGTCAATGCTGTTTCTTCACTGTTTCATGGTGGTGTGGTATGGGCACCGCACCGACGCTGGGCGATGGAGGTCATAGAAGAGTGTAATGACTTTCCGTCTGGCATTAATGATGACTTGGTGGACTCGACTACGCTGGCTCTGCTCCGCTTCCGGCAAGGTGGGTTTATACGACTGCATAACGACGAACCTGAAGAAATTCAGCTGTTTAAGTCGAAAAGAAATAGAGGATATTACTAATGAGCATCGATAAAGGATTATATGCGGCCCCGCAGGGCTTGGATCAGGCGATGATGGAGCCTGACTTGGAGATTGAGATTGAAGACCCTGAAGAGGTCAAGATTCGCGCAGGCGAGTTGGAGATCGATATCGATCCACAAGAGATGGGCGATGATGATTTTGAAGAAAACTTGGCAGAAGACATGCCGGAGTCGATTCTGGCGACAATCGCAAGCGATTTAGTTGATGACTATGAAGAAGACGTAGCTAGTCGCAAAGACTGGATACAGACGTATGTTGATGGACTTGACCTCTTGGGGATGAAACTTGAAGAGCGAACAGAACCGTGGGCAGGCGCATGTGGAGTTACACACCCTCTTCTCTCAGAAGCACTCGTCAAATTCCAATCGGAGACGATCATGGAAACTTTCCCGGCTGCTGGGCCGGTTAAGACGAAAATTATCGGTAAGGAGACTCCTGAAAAGAAAGAAGCGGCTGAGCGTGTCAGAGACGACATGAACTACCGTTTGACAGAAGAGATGCCCGAGTACCGTCCTGAACACGAGCGTATGTTATGGGGTTTGGGGCTGTCAGGTAATGCGTTTAAAAAAGTTTATTTTGACCCAGCATTGGGTCGTCAGACTTCGATTTATGTACCTGCTGAAGATGTTGTAGTGCCGTATGGCACATCGAGTCTTAAAACAGCAGAGCGTGTTACTCACGTGATGCGCAAGACTGAGAATGATTTACGTAAGTTGCAAGTCGATGGCTTTTATCGTGATATTGATTTGGGCGATCCAGTCGATACGATTGAAGAAGTAGAAAAGAAGATTGCAGAGAAGATGGGCTTTCGTGCTGTTACTGACAGCCGCTATAAGCTCCTTGAGATGCAGGTTGACCTCGATCTACCCGGGTATGAGGATGTAGATGACGATGGCGAAGAGACCGGTATTAAGTTGCCATACATCGTCACTATTGAGAAGTCCACACAGAAAGTCTTGGCTATCCGTCGCAACTGGAGACCCACAGACAAACTAAAGCACAAGCGCACTCACTTCGTTCACTACGGCTACATCCCCGGCTTTGGTTTTTATTGCTTCGGCTTCATCCACTTGATCGGCGCGTATGCGAAGAGCGGTACATCGATCATGCGTCAGCTGGTTGATGCTGGCACGTTGTCTAACCTGCCGGGTGGTTTAAAAGCCCGTGGTATGCGTATTAAAGGCGACGATACACCGATATCTCCGGGTGAGTTTCGTGATGTAGACGTACCAAGTGGTGCGATACGTGACAACATCTTGCCACTGCCATACAAAGAGCCAAGTCAAGTCTTAGCAGGCTTGATGGACAAGATTATCGAAGAAGGTCGCAGGTTTGCAAACGCAGCGGAACTGCAAGTGTCTGACATGTCGGCACAGGCCCCAGTGGGTACTACGCTGGCAATACTCGAAAGAACGCTAAAGATCATGTCTGCGGTGCAGGCACGGATTCACTACTCGATGCACGAGGAGTTCAGACTTCTTAAAGAGATCATCAGAGACTTCACACCACCTGACTACGACTACGAGCCGGTTGATGGTTCGCGGAAAGCCAAGCAGAGTGATTACGACCAAGTGGATGTGATACCGGTCAGTGATCCGAACGCTGCAACGATGTCGCAGAAAGTTGTGCAGTACCAAGCGGTACTACAGCTGGCACAGACCGCACCACAACTGTATGACATGCCACTTCTACACCGTCAGATGCTCGATGTGTTGGGCATTAAGAACGCTAACAAGTTAGTGCCGACTGAAGACGACACGCGTCCGCGTGATCCGATCACTGAGAATCAGAACATCCTGATGGGTAAACCTGTTAAAGCATTCTTGTATCAGGATCATCAGGCGCATATCGCTGTTCATATGGGCGCGATGCAAGACCCGCAAGTGCAGCAGATTGTTGGGCAGAACCCACAAGCGCAGATGATGCAGGCAGCGATGATGGCTCATATTAATGAGCACGTGGGTTACGAGTACCGCAAGCAGATGGAAGCAACGATGGGTATTCAGTTGCCGAACTACGAGGAAGATGAGGATATCGAGATTCCGAAGCAGATGGAAGTTCAGATATCTCAAGCGGCGGCGCAAGCGACTCAGCAGTTGTTACAGCAGCATATGGCTGAAGCCCAGCAGCAACAGGCGCAACAGCAGATGCAAGACCCGATCATCCAGATGCAGATGCAAGAGTTGCAGATCAAACAGGCAGAAGTTCAGCGCAAGATCGCTAAAGATCAGGCAGACGCACTTGCGCGCGACAAGCAGTTGCAGATTGAGTTGGCTCGGATCGATGCACAGAAAGAGATCGCTGGGGCGAACATGGCAGTCAAGGTCGAGGCTGATCGGATGAAGTCCAACAGACAACAGGAGTCTGAAGGCTTTAGGGCAGCTATTGATCTAAGTAAGCAGAACCGTCCACAACCCCCACAGAAAGGGAAGAGTAAATGAACGTGATCGAAGCAATACTGAAAGAAATCCGTGAACGTCGGACACAGTTATCCGACGGGTTAGGTAATAGTTCAGCGAAAAGCTTTGAGGAGTACCGGTTTATCTGCGGTGAAATCCGAGGTCTCACCGCAGTTGAGTCATACATATTAGACCTCGCAAAACACATGGAGTATTCAGATGACTGAACTAGCCATCGCTACAGAAAGCGGTGAAGTGTCAACACTGCCACAGACCGCAGACGAGAAAGCAAAGCAACTGCCGGAACCGTCAGGCTACCGGATATTGGTTGCCATCCCTGAAATAGAAGAGAAGTACGACAGCGGTCTGTTAAAGGCAGGCCAGACTGTGCATTTTGAGGAAGTCCTTAGCACGGTCTTCTTTGTCGTGAAACTCGGACCGGACTGTTATAAAGATGACAAGAGGTTCCCGAACGGCCCTTGGTGTAAGGAGGGCGACTTTATCTTGGCGCGTCCCAACAGCGGCACCAGACTGAAGATTCATGGGCGGGAGTTCCGTATCATTAATGATGACTCTGTCGAGGCCGTAGTCCAAGACCCGCGCGGTATTTCACGAGCATAAGGAGACAGCCATGCCGATGGATCAGAACGAGTACAAGTTCCCCGATGAGATTGAGAACGAGACCACGACCGCAGAAGCGGAAGATGACTTTGTTGTCGAGATCGAGGACGATACCCCCGAAGAAGACCGTGGTAAGGAGCCACTTCCTGCCGATATTGTTAACTCTTTGGAAAAACCGGAGGACGGCGGGGACTATCCTGACGAGGTAGTTAGCCGGTTCAAACAGTATAAGAAGGCTTGGCACGATGAGCGCCGGGAGAAGGAGAAAGCCCTGCGGGAGCAGGAAGAAGCCTTGCGGATAGCTCAAAGTATCTTAGAGGAGAACAAACGCCTAAAGGCTACGCTATCCTCTGGGGAGCAAGAATATCTAGCCACAGTTAAAGCTGCGGCGGAAACCGATGTTGAAGTAGCTAAGCGGAATTACCGCGAGGCTTATGATTCGGGCGACGCTGACAAGTTAATTGAGGCACAGCAAGCCCTAGTGGACGCGTCTTTAAAGTTGGATCGCACAAGAAACTTTAAACCCACTTTACAAGACACGGAAACTGAGGTACAACTCCCGCAAATTCAGCAGGAACAACGACCTGTTGACCCGAAATTCGCAGATTGGCAGCGTCGGAACTCAAACTGGTTCAATAAGGACGAAGAGATGACCGATGCGGCGATGGGGCTGCACAAGAAGTTGTACCGTCAGTACGGGGCGGAATACCTTGGGACTGACGACTACTACAAGCGCATTGACGAGACGATGCGCAAGCGGTTTCCCGAAGCCTTTCCAGATGAGCCTGAGCCACAAAAGCCTCAGCAGAAAAGTAAGCCGAGTACCGTCGTAGCGTCAGCTAAGCGGAGCACGGCTCCGAAGCAGGTAAAGCTAACAGCTACACAAGCAGCGTTGGCTAAGAAGTTCAAACTGACACCGGAGCAATACGCCCGCGAAGTTCTTAAATTGCAAGGAGCCTGACCATGAGCGAGAACCGACTTACTAGAGAAATGCAAAACCGTGCGCAACAGGAGCGCCCTAAGCAGTGGGCCCCTGCGGAACTTTTACCGGAGCCTGATAAAGAGCCCGGATTTGCGTACAGGTGGATACGTATTGCTACACTTAATAAGGCTGACCCTAAGAACATCTCCGGTAAGCTGCGAGAAGGTTGGGAGCCAGTCAGGATTGAGGAGCAACCGAAATTTCGACTGCTAGTCGATCCCGATAGTCGATTTAAAGACAATATCGAGGTCGATGGGTTGTTGTTATGCAAGACACCTGAAGAGCTTGTTAAGCAGCGTAATGATTATTACGCGGGCCAAACTCAAGCCCAGACACTTGCGATTGACAACAGCTTCATGCGTGAGAGCGATGCTCGTATGCCTCTTTTCTCTGAGAAGAAATCTACGACTTCGTTCGGCAAAGGTGGTTAATCTCAATTTTTGGAGTCAAATATGGCCTATCCGACTGTAAATGCCCCCTACGGGCTAGTACCGATCAATCTGATCGGCGGTCAGGTGTTTGCTGGCGCAACCCGGCAACTCCCGATTGCAAGTGGCTACGGCACCGCGATTTACTATGGTGACGTTGTCAAATTCAACACCACTGATGGCACTATTGAGAAAGAAGCAGGTACGGCTACTGTTTCCGCAAAAGGTGTTGTTGGTGTATTCCTTGGCGTTACTTACACTAACCCGTCGACTGGTCAGAAGCTGTTTACTCAGTCGTATCCTTCGGGCGGTGTAGTTGCTTCGGACATTCTGGCTTATGTAGCAGATGATCCTGACCAACTGTTCAAGGTAGCTGTGACCGGCGGCGCAACTTCGTCGACCATTACCCCAATCGGTGCCGACATTCTCGGTAGCAACTTGGGTATTTCGCAGCCTGCTGCAAACACCACCATCTCGGGTAACTCAAATATCGGCGCGTACAACGCTGCTGATAGCACTGTTCAGACATTGCCCTTGCGTGTCGTTGGTCTTGTTCCTGAGACCACTGATGCTAACGGCGATTACAGTGAAGTTATTGTTAAGTGGAATGCTCCGTACCCAACCATTACCATCGACTTTAATGCTGAAACTGCGTCGGTGACTGTGGCGGGTGGTCATTCGTATCTGAACCCGAACGGTCAGTTCAACGTATAAGGGAGTTAAATAATGGCTATTTCACGCGCACAACTACTGAAAGAGCTGCTCCCCGGCCTGAACGCCCTGTTCGGCATGGAGTATGCTCGTTATGGCGAAGAGCACAAGGAAATCTACGAAACCGAGACTTCCGAGCGTTCATTCGAAGAAGAAACCAAGCTGTCCGGCTTCTCGGCAGCACCGGTTAAAAACGAAGGTTCTGCAATTGCGTATGACAATGCGCAGGAAGCATGGACTGCACGATACAACCACGAAACCATCGCTCTGGGTTTCTCGCTGACCGAAGAGGCCATCGAAGACAACCTGTATGACAGCCTCGCGGCTCGTTATACCAAGGCGCTGGCTCGTGCTATGTCTTACACCAAGCAGGTCAAAGCAGCTAACGTGCTGAACAATGGCTTCTCGGCTTCTTATCCGGGCGGCGACGGCAAAGCACTGTTTGCTACTGATCACCCTCTGGTTGGTGGTGGCGTCAACTCTAACGAGCCTGCCACTCCTGCTGACCTGAACGAAACCTCGTTGGAAAATGCTGTGATTCAGATCGCTGCATGGACTGACGAACGTGGTCTCTTGATTGCTGCTAAGCCTCAGAAGCTGATCATCCCACCGGCTCTCCAGTTCGTTGCTACTCGTCTGTTGGAAACCGAACTCCGTGTTGGCACCAACGACAACGACATCAACGCTCTGAAGAACAACGGTTCGATCCCCGGCGGTTACACGATCAACCACTTCTTGACCGATCCAAACGCATGGTTCCTGACCACTGACGTTCCAAACGGCATGAAGCACTTTGTTCGTACTCCGCTGTCGAACTCAATGGATGGTGATTTCGATACTGGTAACGTCCGTTACAAGGCTCGTGAGCGCTACAGTTTCGGATGGAGCGATCCGCTCGGAATGTACGGTTCGCAAGGCGCGTAACGTAAAACCTAGGCTTTATGCGGGTTTTGAGGGGGCTTCGGCCCCCTTTTAATTTTTTACTTGTGTTATAGAACTAAGGAGTGTTAGAGTTCGCTTAGATCAACTTTCCTTGGGGTTATAACATGGCTGTCATCTATCGCATCACCAACATGGCAAACGGCAAGTACTACATTGGTAGCGCCGATTCATTCGCTCGTCGAGAGTGGCAACACAAATACGACTTGAAGCGAGGGGTGCATAAGAACCCACGACTTCAAGCAGCGTGGAATAAGTACGGCCCTGATATGTTTGTATTTGAAGTTATTGAGGAGTTGCCAGAAGGAACAGACCAGCTTCAGATAGAAGATACCTACTTAATGAAGTGCGTTGGTCAGCCAGATTGCTACAACATCAATGCCCATGCAGAGCTTGCTAGGTTGGGTATGACACTTTCTCAGGAGAGTAAGGAAAAATTAAGCCATAACCGTAAAGGTAAAGCTGCCGGGGAAAAACATTACCGCTATGGACAGACTGTTTCTCCGGAGGTACGAGAGAAGATCGGAGCCACCCAGCGGGGCAAACCCAAAGGGCCGGGGCGTAAGGTGTCGGAAGAAGGCCGGGCAAAAATCCGCGCCAATATTGAAGCAGGGCGTAGCCACAAACACTGGGTAGGCCGCAAACATACAGAGGAGGCAAAGGCCAAAATGAACAAAGCCGTATTTTGCAAAACTGACGGAATCATGTTTCCCAGTTTGACGGCGGTGCTTCAGCACTACGGTATAAAAATGCCAACACTTCGTCGGGCGTTGAAATCAGGGGAGCCAATTAAGAAAGGCAAGCTGACGGGGTATGTTTTTGCCTACGGGGGTATCGATCCGCAGTTCACTTTAATGGATCGAATCTTGACTCAGAAACACCTTGACACCCCCACCGCCACCTAGTATAAAACTACCAATCCGGGATTACCCGGTGCGTCAAACAGGCTCCCGGCCTGACTTCATGCAGATTGACGCACCTAACCGCATGAGGAAAAACATGGCTCTTTCTACTACCCAAAGTATTTGGCGTTCGGGTGGCGGCGACACAACTCGCACCGCATATTGTGGTTC